CCACTACCATTTTGGTGACCAATACGCCGTTTTTAACCTGTCCAGTCCTTTTATTGCAGAGGCAGCCCCCACCGCCGTCATGGCCGCCGCCAATCTTTACCTTGCCATCCACGAAAAAACACCAAGCAAAAAAAGTATAATCAATAAAAAAACCCCTCCACACTTGCAAAAACCGCAATAAACCCCTACTTTTGTCTCAATAAGGCCCGAAACGCACTCCACGTGCGCACCCGAGCGTGCCTATTCAGGCATACACAAAGATTGTTTTCATTTGGTTTTTTGGGGTTTAGCCCTTGTTTGCGAAAGCCTGCAGGGGCTTTTTTAGTTAACATCCGCGCCGATTTTGGTTAACACACCCATACCCGTTTGGCGCAAAATGTGTAAAATCTTTGCCCCATGCAACGGGGCCTCACTATCAACGACAGATACGCACTCGCACTCGCCAGCGGCTACAACCGCTCCCAAGACCTTGCCCCCCTGTTCCGATCATCCAACCTCGGCGGCCTCGAAAACCCCTCCGTCGATCTATTTCGCGCCCTCTTAGGCTACGCCCCCGGCGAACGCAAGCCAGTCAACGACACCACCGCCATGACCCTGGCCGCCGTCTATGCCTGCAATCGCGTCCTCGCTACCGCATTCGCCAGCCTGCCCGTAGGCCTCTTCAAAACCACCAGCACCGGCGGCAAAAAAGAAACCACCCCGGCCGACAACCGCCCCGAACACGCCCTCATTGCCGACAACCCCTCCGAACTCTACACCTCATATGTCTTTCGCCACACCTTGGCCCTCCACCTCGGCCTCCGTGGCAACGCATACGCCCGCATTTTCCGCGACGGACGCGGCGGCGCGCGGCGCCTGCACATCCTGCACCCCGACCAGGTGCGCACCTTCTTCTACAAAAATAACCTCTACTATGAGATAAACCCCAGCCCCTATATGGGCTATGATTTTGAGCGCGAAGTCGTCAAACCCGACGACATCCTCCACATCAAAATCATGTCCGAAGATGGCATTACCGGGCGTTCCCCCATACAAGCCCAGCGTGACACCATCGGCATAGGCCTCTCCAACCGCGACTATGTGCTCAACATCCACGCCAACGGCGGCCGGGTGCGCGGCGCCCTGAAACACCCCGGAAAACTTGGCCCGGAAGCAGTACGCGACCTCCGCGAGGATTTTGTGAAAGCCATAAACCAGGGCAAATTCCCCATGCTCGAAAACGGCGTCGAATTCCAGGCAATCAGCCTCACCCCGGCCGATGCCGAATTCATCCGCACCCACAACCTCACCGCCCTCGACATCTGCGCCATCTACGGCGTACCGCCCCACAAAATCGCCATCCTCGACCGCGCCACCTTCTCCAACATCGAACACCAGGCAATCGAATACGTGCAGGAAACTCTCCTGCCAACTGTCAAAAACTGGGAACCCGAACTCCGCCGCAAACTACTCCCGGTGGACATCCAGCGCGACCACTTCTACCGCTTCAACCTCGACGGGCGCATGCGCGGCGACCTGCTCTCGCGCTATCGCGCCTACGCCATTGCCCGCCAATGGGGCTGGAAATCCGCCGACGACGTGCGCGAACTCGAAAACGAAAACCCCCTCCCCGAAGGACAGGGCGAAATATACCTCAACCCCCTCAACATGGTCCCCGCCAACATGGTGGAAGACCAATTTGCAGCCGACAACAACCCCGACAACCAGCAAACGCCCAACGTCGATGCCTCCGCCGATGCAAATCCAAAATAAATACATCTGCTCACACACCCCATTTCCAAAATACACCAAACGCCAAACCACCGCAACAGAAAAAAGAAAAACATCATGGAAATACGTCGTCAAACCGCAACAGAAGAGCCCATCGCCGAAAACACCATAGAGCGCCGCTACTTCGCCTCAGAAGCCCGCGCATCTACTGCATCCGACGGCCGCATGGTGATCGGCGGCTACGGCGCCATTTTCAACAAATACACCAACATGGGCTGGTATGCCGAAGTCGTCATGCCCGGATTTTTCGACGGCATCAAAGACGACCGCTGCGCCTGCCTCTTCAACCACAAAGAAAGCATCGTCCTCGGGCGCAAGAAAAACGACACCCTCACCCTCAAAATCGATGAAAACGGCCTCGACTACACATCCATACTGCCCAGCCACCGCGCCGACGTGTACGAACTCGTGACCGGCGGATACGTGTACGAATCCTCCTTCGCCTTCACCACCCTCAAAGCCACCTGGGAAGAAATGGACCGCTCACTCCTCGCCGGCCTCCTCCCCGATGCCGACCTTGACCAACTCAGTTACGGCGGCAAAGTCAGCGTCCGCAAACTCGAAAAAGGCAAAGAACTCTTCGACGTTTCCCCAGTCACCTATGCCGCCTACGAAGGCACCACCACCGACACCCGCATCGCCAAACGCAGTTTTGAGATGTGGCAATCCGAACGCCAACGCCAGGCGCCGCCACCCGATCCGCAACCACAACCCGAACGCATACCCAACTACCGCGCCCTCATCCTCGAAGCCATCGAGCGCGGCAAATAAATACACACCGCCCGAGGCGGTATTCGCAAACAAACAAATAACAAACACAATGACATCCACCGAACTCCGCCAGCAGCGGGCCCGCATCATCGAACAGATGCGCGAAGCCGCTAAACAAGCCGAGGAAGCCCGGGCAAAAGGCGAAAGCGCCACCGATTTCGACCTCAAATTCGACCGCGCCGTCGCGGACGAAACCGTCCTGCAGCGCAAAATCGAAGCCCTCGAACGCATCGAAGCCGAAGAAAAACGCGCCGCCGCCAACCACCTCGAAGACCTTGACCGCCGTGGCACCCCCGCCGGCGGCGGCGACAACGGCAAAAAGCACGAATACCGCGACGCATTCAGCCAGTTTTTCAAATTCGGCTACAACGCCCTCGACGCTGACCAACGAAGCATCCTGCAGACCGGATTCAAAAGCATGGGCGAGGCTCGCGCGCAATCCACCACCAACACAGCCGGCGGCTACCTCATCGCGCCCGAGTACATGCCCGAACTTGATCGCGCGCTGAAAGACTACAGCGCCGTTTTGCAGGTGGCCCGCATCGTACCCACCAGCACCGGCGCCAACATGCCGTGGCCGACCATCGACGCCACCGCGCGCAAAGCCGCAATCGTTGCAGAAAATGCCACCAGTACACCGACAGACTTCACCTTCGGGCAAAAGTCGCTTGATGCGTACATGTACCGCGACATGGCCGCCGCCTCCCTCGAACTCGTGCAGGACAGCGCCTTCGACATCGGCGCTTTCATCCAGGAATCTTTCGGCGAATCTTTCGGTCGTGGTTATAACTACGATTTCACGCTCGGTACAGGCTCCTCGCAGCCCAACGGCCTCGTCACCGCCTCCACGCTTGGCAAAACGGCAGCATCCGCCACCACCTTCACGCGCTCCGAAATCGTCGATCTGATCCACAGCGTCGATCCCGGCTACCGCCGTTCGATGAAATGCGGTTTTATGTTCAACGACGCCGTTTTGGCCGCCATCAAAAAACTGGCCATCGGCGCTTCCGATGCCACCCCGCTGTGGCAGGTATCCATGCGCGAAGGCGAACCCGACAAACTCGAAGGTTTCCCCTACTGGGTCAACTCCGACATGTCCAGCGCCTTCACCACCGGCCAAAAACTCATCCTGTTTGGCGATTACAACAAATATGTTGTGCGTCAAGTACTTGGAATGACTATGCGCCGCCTCGAGGAGCGTTTCATCGACAGCGGGCAAATCGGTTTCATCGCTTTCGGGCGCGCCGACGGCGAACTCATCAACACCGCCGCCGTCAAGCATTTGAAACTGGCTTAATGACGTAGGTCTCTAACGCTTGCAATCATATACACCGGCTGCGGCTACGGTCGCAGCCGGTTACTTTCAAAAAAAACGGCAAAACACATGCAAATTGAACTACTCACCAGCGTCGTCGGCGCTGTCGATCTACCCGCCGGGTATATCGGTGAAGTGGACGACAACATCGCTAAAGACCTAATCAAAGCCGGGCACGCCCAACAAGTCAACGCATCCAAGCCATCCAACAGGGCCGAAAAACCCGCATCACCGGCCGCCAAAGCCGAAACACGCTGATCCATGACCACCGACGCGCAAAGCATATCCTACCGCCCCGCCATCGTACACCAGGACGATATTGTCCAGGGCGATACCTGCTCCTTTCGCGTCACCTTGAAAGACGAAAACGACGCGGCCATCAACCTCACCGGCACCACCGCCAACATGGAAATAAAGCGCCTCGACGGCTCCCTCGTGCTCGCGCTTTCCATCGGCGACGGCATCACCTACACCAATGCCGCCAGCGGCGAAATGACCATCACCATCGACGCAGACGACACCGCAGCACTCGACCCCGAATATACCTACTCCTACGATGTACAGTGGACCAACGGCGCCAACATTCGCACCGTCGCTGCCGGGAAACTGCGCATTATGAAACAAATCACTGATTGAATCCTGATTCAGGTAATTCTAAAATTCTGAAAATTTAGATTTCGACAAAATGGCCGACGTATTCGCCACCGTTACCAATTCCGCAACCATCAACGTCACCATCACGGGTGGCGGTGGGGGGGGCGGTGGCGTAGGCTCCGGCACCGTCACGAGCGTGGGCCTGTCCATGCCGGCCATTTTCACGGTATCGGGCAGCCCCGTCACCAGCGCGGGCACCATCACCGCATCCCTGGCCACCCAAACGGCTAACACCGTATGGGCCGGGCCATCCACCGGCGCAGCAGCGGCCCCCGCCTTTCGGGCCCTTGTCGCCGCCGACATCCCCACCATCGCGCAGTCCGGCGTTACCAACCTTACGACCGATCTGGCAGGAAAACAACCACTCGACACCGATCTCACGGACATAGCCGCCATAGCACCGGCCAACGACGATTTTATCCAGCGAAAAGCCGGCGCATGGACCAACCGCACCATCGCGCAGGTAAAAACCGACCTCGGCCTCACCGGCACCAACACCGGCGACCAGACCATCACCCTCACAGGCGACGTCACCGGCTCAGGTACGGGCAGTTTTGCGGCCACCATCGCCGCCAGCGCCGTCACCTACGCAAAAATCCAGAACGTCAGCGCCACCGACCGCCTGCTCGGGCGCTCCACCGCCGGCGCGGGCGTGATCGAGGAGATCACTTGCACCGCCGCAGGCCGCGCCCTGCTCGACGATGCCGACGCCTCGGCACAGCGCACCACTTTGGGCCTCGGCACACTTGCTACCCAAAACGGTACGTTTTCCGGCACCAGCAGCGGCACCAACACCGGCGACCAAACCATCACCCTCACCGGCGATGTCACCGGCACCGGCACCGGCTCATTTGCCGCCACCATCGCCGCCAACGCCGTCACCGATGCGAAATTC